GTTTTAAATAATCACCAGTGGTAAATCCAATTGTACTGTCAACAAATAATTGCGTATTCTGTAAAGCGAATCCAGAATGATCTACTCGTAAAGTTAAATTTGGTGTGGTTGTATTTGTCTTTAATAACGCAGTGCTCCCAACTGTCAAAAGATCAAATTTTTGATATCCAGTGCCCTTATCTGTAATTACTACACTTGTTACAGATCCAGAAGAAGATACTGTAATAGTTGCTTTTGCGTTTTTCCCAGATCCTCCAGATAGTGCTATTCCAGAATAAACATTAGGTGTATAATTTTTACCACCGTTCAAAATTTCTATTCTACCAATACCAGTATCAGTTAAAGTTCTTTGTAATACTGGAGTTGCTAAAGTAACTTCTTGATATATACGGTTTCTTACATAATACGTAGTTGAAGTCGTTGTATCATTTGGATTGATGTCTATATCAATGAATTCATCAATTCCCACACCATGTTTATCGCTTGTGGTTAATAATGCGACGTTGTCTTTAATATCAAAGATTATTAAATTATCACTCAATGAATTGATAGAAACAATTTTAGATCCCGTGGTATCAATTAAATTTGAACTTGTCAAAAATAATTGAGATAAAATACTAAATGTTCCTGTTAAAACTTTTACCTTTACTGTATTTTGGTTTGTTGTTGATTCAAGAACCTCTCCAGTTGCTACTGCAACACTAATACCATCCGACAAAGACAATGTAGCACCTTTTGTATATGATGAATTTTTATCTAAAATTAATGAAAGAACTTTAGTACTAGAACTCAAAACTTCGGACTTATTAAATGTTCCAGAAACATTTTTAAGAGCAAATTTATTGGCACTAAAGACATTACCAACTATTTTTCCAGTAGCACCAGTTATTGCTTGTGTAATTGTATCACCGTTGAAGAGATACGCTGTTGAAACTAAATCAACTAATAAAATTTTATTTGTTTGAGAATTTATAGAAATGACATTTCTTCCTTTAACAGAAGAAACTTTTGCTTCTGCACCAGATCCTTCTGTTTGATCATTATTTACTATGACTTCTGATCCAACAGAAAAATTATCTGTACTACTTAAAATATCAACTGAAGAAACTGTTCCTCTCTGTACATCTTCAATCTTTGCAATGGATAAATCACCATTTGAATCAATATCAACAGTTCTTAATCTTTTTGCATTAACAGGGAGATCATCCTGTGAAATTTCAGAATTATAATTTGAATCAATTGGAAGAGAATAGTAATTTTGCCCTAAGATGTAGGGAAATTCTGGAATGTTTGTTGAACTAACAGTAATAAAATAAGCATAAGTTCCCTCTGGAAATTCTGGAGTTACACAAAATCTTCCATTATTTCTATCAAGAGATCCAGACTTATCAATATATGAATAATCATCTACAAATGTTCCTAGTGGATATGTTGCTACTGTTGGACCATTTGTTCTTGAAGTGTTTCTGAAGTAACTACTTGTCATTCTAACAATAGAACTTTGAGCGTTCAACGGATTTTGATACCCGTATGGACCATAAATGGGATTACCATCATACGCAAATCCCAAAATAGGCGAATGAGTAGAACCTGTATCTGATTGTCTTAGAGCGTTTGGAGACGCATAATATGCATAACCGTATCCACGAAACGCAACATAGTTTTTAAAGAAATATCCATTGTTATTATCAAGTTTAGATAAATTTTTAAAATACTTATCTTTTCTCCATACTTTAATATTTGCTGTTGCTGTTGCTCCAGATCCAACAGAAATAATATCTATGATTGTATTTTCTTTTGTGTAAAGTCTTCCTCCATTTATTTTTTCAAATCCAACAAGTTTTCCAGCAGAAGAAATAACAGCACGAAAATCTGCAAATTTTCCTTTACCAGATATATCAGTAATTCTCACTTGGGGAGGAGAAGAATAGTACTCACCTGGGTTATTAATCTTAATGCTAGTAATTTCTCCATTTGTAACAATTGCTGTTACTATAGCATTTCGTCCAGAAATAATTTCAATGTTGGGGGTTTGAGTGTAACTCCCTGGAGAATCAACAACAATCCTATCAACAACTTGACCAGCAAGAATAGATCTAGCCAATCCATTAACTCCATTTACTAATACAAATGGTGCTTTTTGATAACCAGATCCTCGTGATTCAACATTGATATTTTCTATAGGACCATTTAATACAGTATCTTCATCTTTGCAACTTAAGAGTGGAATACCATTAATAGCAATACCAATATCTCTATACTTTGTCTCATAAATCTCAGTTGTTTGTATCGGATATTTTCTTATAATTCTTAAAAGTTTTTGATCAAAAATATCATTTGGAATATCGCTAATACCAGATTTAATAATATCATGAGATGGAAAACCAGATGAAGTAATATAATATCCAGTACCATCCTCAAAAATTGCAGAAACGTTTGAGTTTAATTTATTAATTGCAGAGGAAACATTTGCATGATTTTGAGAATTAGGAACTCCTGATGTAGTAATCCACCTAAGATTATTTTGTACATCAAATATTTTAATATCATTTGTTAAAAATCCAGATTCAGAAATTTCAACCGAATCCCCGGAATTTGAATATGGAAAAGCAGTATTTGTAGTAAGACCATATAGAATTCCATAAACAAGTAAGTTAACATTAGATCCAGATACATTTGCTCCATAAATTACGGACTCGCCAACAGGATATGATATAGATGCAGATCTAGTTTTTATAATAAATTGATTTACATTTTTATCTTTAAAAGTAATTTTTTCGGTTCCGATTATAAATTCTCCTTCTTTTTTCCAACCCATGGTTGAAAATACATTTATTCTACTTCCTACCGAATCCGAAAATAAAATTGGTTTTGTTAATTTTGTTTTTGCTGCAATTTCAAATTGTCCATTAACAGTATTCTCTGCAAGTATAATATCATAGAGATCTTCACCATCAAAAGTACCAGCAAATTTTACATTGTCAACGGTAGCAGAGGCATATTTTCCACCAATGTCTTGAATAATTTTTTTGCCAATTAAATTTTTTAGAGTTCCAGAAATAATTTTTGCTCGTAATGCATATACTTGAATCCAATTTGATTCCGAACTTTTTAATGTAGAATTTCTTGGATATAAAATTTCTGGTTCAGGACCAAAAAGATCAATTAGGCATTTAAATAAAAATTTGATTGAATTATCTGTGCCTTTTGATTTATAAAATGAAGTAATATTTTTGATTAATGTTCTTTTATCTACAGCTTCCTTTAAATATACTTCGGGAAAATTTGCAAGATATTGTTGTTCAAAACTTTTAACAATAGAATATAAAAATAAGTTACTAATATTTTGTACAGTTGACCCACCAACATGAGTTTTCGCTTGTGTTGTTACAAATGTGCTGTTTGAATATAGATCTCCAAGAGTTGTATTTCCGCTAACACCCCTAGAAACTTCTAAAAATTGTGTATTTGTTCTTTTTTTATAGAAACAAATTTCATCATCAATCTTGATATATCCACCATTTTCGGGAAATGATGTTGCATCAGCAACAGTGATTGTATCATTGGTCGCCGTAATTCCGCTAGACAATTCCGTTGATTGTACAAGAATATTTTTCTCGTAAAAATCAATATCATGATAAACTTCTAGATTTTGAATAATATCCAGAGGTTGTCCTTGTAACTCTAATTGCTCGTAATACTTTCGTATGAACTTGCCGAAAAGTTCATATTCTTCGTTAATGAAGTCTGGTAGCTGAGACTCAATTAAAAATGAGATTTTGTTGGCAGTTTTTAACATCTAAACTACTCTTTGTATGCCACGAAAGTACTTTGTGATATATCTACATTAAGATATACCTCACGTTTAACTTCAATATCTTTATTCGCTGGTTTTACTCTTAACTCAATACGATTATCGGAAAATGATCCTTTTAAGATTGTGAAGTTATACATTTTAATTTCACCTTTAGCATAATCAATATCACCGATAAAATCATTCAAAAGAACTTTTTCACCAGTCACAGAATCTAGTCTATATAGGACGATTTTCCCATTTCTATCTTCCAAATATGAGGTATAAGTGGGATGCTCAAAAACTACCATACCCGTAGATGATACAACTGGATTATCACAATCTTCTAGGAAAGAATTTTGATAACAAATTTCATAGTATGAAGATGAATTAATTTGAGCGTAAAAATCTTTTCTTAAAGTTATTTCAGTAATATTTGAATTAATTGCTCGGTCTGAGTTGTCAATTACACCAATAAATTTACTATATCTAAACTTACCATTAAACTTTTCTGTTTCGGATGTTTCTAAGTATTCTTGAATTGCACCAGCAACTTTTGCTGCTACTTGAGATTGTAATAAATTTGTTTTCTTTTTGTCATAATAGATATCACTTGCAAGTTCAATGTATAAAATTGATGGGTCAATAAATTCTGGTTTTACTGAAGCAACTGAATATTTTTTTAATTCGTTTGCTAGTTCATTTTTTGTCAAAGAGGACAAACTTGCAGCTTCTTTCGGCTTTACAGAGATAAAAACTTTCCCATATGCTGGTGGTTCTTGATCCTCACCGCCGAATACAATAATGTCACTCACAGCTGGATATAAGTTTCTTACGATTGCGGCATAGTCATCTACTGTGACTGCTCTGTTTTGAGATCCAAAAAACTTAGGAGCATTAAATTTAATTTTTGAGATAGTTTCAATTTCAGCACCACCCGTTGCTTTTGCTACTGTTGAAACCACTCCAATGGTAAATGGAACAACAATTAAAGATTGATTTTCATCTACAATCCTACCATTGAATGTAAATGTTTTTGCACCATTTGTATCAGGTCCATTCGTTACAATGTAACTAATATTGATGATTTGACCATCAGACAAATTTTTACCAAGTATACCATCACCAAAGAAAAGTTCATATGACTCATCTTCACCTTCGTTAATGAAGTATATTTTGTCGTCCAAACTGATATTTAAAATAGAATTTGCAGATGTATACTCTTCGTAAACAGTGCTAGTGCTGGATTCATAAACTAAAACTTTTAGTGTAGTGGTATCGATACCAGGATTTTTAATAATAAATCGTTGGTTTTTAAGTGACTGATTAACTGTAAAAGATACGTTGATTAAGGAACCTTCATAGATTTCAACATTTTCAAATGTAGCTACACCATTTAATACTTCTGCTCGTCTATCCTCTGCTAAAACAAACCGATATAGTGTGCCATCATAATTCGTAACAAATGCATTACCTGCTTTCAATATTGTTGCTGCCGGTGCTGAATTGATATTTTTATAAGTTACAGAAAAATTAACAATTGCTTTCGGAGAAGTTGTTGACTTAGGAGTATAACCAAGTTGCTTTGCTAGAGCTACTACATTGTCTCTTAACGTAGCAGAATCTAAGAACATTTCATTCACTACCATATTGGCATTGAACGCAGTGTAGTACGTATTATATGCCAATACATCTAGCAACTGACTTAGAGCAGAACCTTCAAAGTCATAGTCAGTAAAATCTGATTGTGCCCTCATATATTCTTTGAGAGCAATCTTGATTTCTGCAAAATCTAGATTATTTAACTGGGTATATGGCATTATCGGGTCCTGGTCAGGAATAACTCTATGGTTGTAGGCGGAGCATCAGATCCAATAATTTCATAGGTCATTTCAACATCAAATTGATTTTCATCAAAATTCGGATTTGTTTCAATTGATAGTATAGAAATTCTTGGTTCGTACGTGGATATTGTATATCTGATGTTATTTGAAATCTGTGCCGCAGTAGCATAGTCAAGAGGTTCAAATAAATACGATCTAACGTCTGATCCAAAATTTGGATTAAAAAGTTTTTCGCCCTTGTTCGTTAATAAAATATTTACAATAGACTGTTTAATGGCAGCATTATCCTTACTGACAACGAGATCATCAGTAACAGGATGCTTTTTAAACGTAATATTAATATCTCTAAAAGAGAGATTAGACGTTTTTGCCATTAATAGTCTACGAAGTCACTAGTTATTTAGTGACCTTTAAACATGCCATCTTTCAACAAAATCATCAAAACCTCCAGCTCCGCCGCACGGGCGACTCATACGATCCTTAGGAATATCATATAGTTCTTCTTTTTTCTTGTTTCTATTTCGTTTTGCCGCTAGATTCAGATATATATCCGAATCTGTTTCCGTAATGAGAGTCATGCCCTCCTCAACGAATTCCTGACTTTTATCTACATTAAAATGGTTGCCCATAAATTTGTCCTGTAACTACACAGAACTTTTATTGGGGTTACTATCCCACTATTCAATTTTCGGAGTTTTCGGCGTTCGGCATTTAGCGTCCTTGCCCTCTATAACGCTTCCTACCAGTATTTCGTGAAGACGCTCCAAGATGTGTATTTTGACTACGCCCCTGCCGAGTTTTCTTCGGTTTGCCAGGAGCATAATTTGTTTTTACTAGTCCAACTTTTGATTTTGCTGCCATAATACTTTAAATGGTTCGTGTGCCAATAATAATTGTAGGGTAAAGAGTTGGGGATGTCAAGACATTCTCAATAATTGGTCTGATAGGCGGTATTGTAGGAGGTGCTGCTAGCAACCCATCTCCTGCCACGGTCACCAAGTTGCCTCTAAAATACACACCTGTCAGTGGTACATTCACCACAGAAACCAGCTCTGTGCGATTAATCGTAGCAGGCGTTGGTATGATTGGCGGCGGTGCGACACCAGGCACTGGAGGATATGTACCTGCAGACTTTTCTATATCCATGATCATGATCGGTAAGATATTTGGATTCGGTGATCCGTCTGAATTTGTCTTACCACCACCATTTGTCGTGTATATACCACCTTCAGGTGTGGGTTCATCCAAAGACTTTAATACACCACCAATCGTTAAGGGAGGATACGTTGTTGCTCCAATTACAGAAGGACTGTCAAGCATTCCTGGATTAACTATTTCTCCTGCCATTTTCTAATTCCTCTACTTTATTATGTAGAATATCAAGAGTCTCTGCTATAGTCTGATAAGTCTGGGACTGGGGCGGCCTGTACATCAATTGGGGGCGTTCTAATAATGAAATTTTCTCCTCCACCATCGTCAATCTCTCGGACAGCGACTGGAGTAACTCTTTGTACTTCTGTGTTGTTGATCGGTTGTTTGGAGTCATTATCTAATCCTGCAAAACGTTTTGCTGCTGCAAATTCAAAATCATCACAAAATGCATCAAAATTTTGTAAGATTTGTTCGTAAAAATTTGGTTCTTTTTCGTAGTTGTTCATTATGATTTAGATTTTTTAGATTTTTTGAGAAAATTTGGAATAGGAGAATCCGCTCGTGGAAAACTCACAGATTCTTCTAGTTCAGTGAATTTTTTTTCAAGATCTAGAATTCTTTGTGCCATTTCTTCAATAATCATCGCCATCCTTTCTAGTTGACGCTCATGCAGCATTACGACGAATTTTGGATCTTCTTTGAGTTGACTTATAACTTTTTCAGAATTTTCATACTCAGGGGGTTCTGCGGGTAGGGTGGTTTCTTCAGTAATTACAACGGGTTCTGTCATGATTTTTTCTGGGGAAAATTTTTTTAATTTCAATGGTTTGGAAAAATGAATTTCCAATAGTATTTAT